TGGAGATAGAGAGATTGTTGTACAAGGTAGTGATTTTACTGTTACAGTTAAAGATAAGAGTATAGTTGTTTTAGGTTCTTGTAATATAGAAATTCACGGAGATTCAAAACTTCATGTATATGGATCTGCAATTGCCCATGTAGAAGGCGATATGCAAACAAGAGTTGATGGAGATGCTCACATTCATTCGGCCGGCGATATAGAAGTGACTGCGGACGGAGATGTTAATATTTCTGCAGGAGGAGAAACAGGAGATATATACTTAAATGCACCAGCAGATGTTATTGTTAGTGGAGATTTGCGTGTTGGTGGCGCAGTTAGTTGTGTAGCTTTATCAGCAAAAACAAATGTTACGGCCGTACAAAAAGTATTTGCGACAGGCGGAATAGAAACATTAGGTGGTATTAATGTAGGTTTTGCGACTCCTGGACCTGTTATACCTACTGGTGTACTTACAACAGTTACGTCAATTAATTCACCACTTGCAGTATTAGGTATTTCGGGTTCCGTTTTTGCTTATGATGTAATTAATGATGGTATTTTTTCAACACATATACATCCGAGTCCTAAAGGACCTACGGGTATTACTTTCACTCCTATGTTAGCTTAAATTATGACAACAGTAAATAATGCGATTGGTGTATACGGAACCTTAGGATACAATTTTAATGACCCGAACGGTTATATATTAAATTTATCATCGGATGCAACATCTCATATAAACTCCATGCCTGCTTTCATTACAGCAAATCAGGCACAAGCGATAGTGTCAGCAGGCACAGGACCAATTAATACATCAAATTTCTATAAAAATCCTGTTTCTTCTTTTGTACAGAATATGTGGAATACTGCGAATTCAATTATTTCTATTGCTCCTGGCGGATCGGATAATTCTAATAACTTAATTAATACTGCGATTTCATTAGCAACCACAGCAAATTCGTTTATGTGGCATACGAATAGATTATCGAATTTAGTCGCTTTTGATGGAACGGACACAGTTAATCCATATTATACACAAGCAATATCTTTTGGTAAAATAGCAATTTACATTACAAATCAAACAGATGGAATAACAAATGCTTCACCTGTTCTTGGTAGTTTTACAAGTTTATTCATTGGACCACAATTAAACGCTAATTCCATCATTATTTCAACAGATTATACGACATATCAAACCGGAATACAAAATGATACTTTGACTCTAACACAATATACAAAAATTGGTAATGACTTAAATACAGCATCACTTTTAATGTCAACAAGAAAATCTGCGGATGTAGCTTTTTACACAAATTTACAAAATATGATTCGTAACTATAATACAGCAAAACAATTTCAAACAATGGGTGAATCACAATCATATCTAGTAACTAATTTTATTGGGACAGCTAGTGCAATTAACTTAATGTCTTAGGAAATTTTGAAATTTATCGTTCCGGCCTAAAAATTCTCCAAGGGCTGACTTGATTTCCAAAAAGCGTTTTTACTTTTAGACATAAATAAAAGATGGCAAATTTACAAAAAGTATACTCCGATTTGGACTTAACCTTCAAATCTTTACCGGTTACAAATGATGTAGCCCTCCGTTATGACGAACAATCGGTTATAGCTTCGGTTAGAAATCTATTGCTAACTAATTTTTACGAAAGACCATTTCAACCAAAATTAGGTTCCAATATAAATGCAGTATTGTTTGAGATTGCTGATGGTATTACTGCAAATATTGTTGAAAATGAAATAAAAAATGTTATAGAAAATTATGAACCAAGAATTAAAATTAATCAAATTATTGTTACTCCATCATCGGATCAAAATGCATTTAACGCTACAATGAGTTTTTTTATAGGTAATAATACAACAGCAACAACAGTCAATATGTTACTTCAAAGGTCAAGGTAATGGCTTCAAATACAAATATCAATATTACAGAATTAGATTTTACTAATATTAAGTCTAATTTTATTAATTATTTAAAGACACAAGACACCTTCAAAGATTATAATTTTGTAGGTTCAACAATGTCTACTTTATTGGATGTGTTAGCATATAATACACAGTACAATGCTTACTATTTAAATATGGTCGCAAATGAAATGTTTTTGGATTCTGCAATTCAAAGAAGTTCTGTTGTTTCTCATGCAAAAGTATTGAATTATGTGCCAAAATCTGCTATAGCTCCAACAGCAGAAATTAATGTTACGTTTAATGGAGTATCAAATACTTCTTTTACTTTACCAAAATTTACAAACTTTATGTCTAGTGCTGTGAATGGAGTTAATTATAATTTTGTAACTGTTACTTCAAATACGGTCAATACAGTAGCAAATACAGCTACATTTAATAATATTACAGTAAAACAAGGTATATCTACGACATACACATATACTGTCAATAGCACAACTAATCCAACATACACATATCAAATTCCGGATGCAAATGTTGATACGACCACACTACAAGTATCAGTTCAACAATCATCAACAAATACAGCACTTACGGTGTTTCAGTCCGCTTCTAATTACTTGATGTTAAATGGTGATTCGCCTGTATATTTTTTACAAGAAGCAATAAATGGCAATTACGAAATATACTTTGGAGATGGAGTTTTAGGACAAAAACTTTCTGATGGTAATATAATTTACATTTCTTATATCAGTACTGATGGCACAACTGCTTTTCCAAATAGCACCACAACAAATAATTTAATTAATTTCACTTTGATGGATGCACTAACTGGTTTTACATCAAAGTCGGTCACTACCGTATTTAATCCAACACAAGGTAGTGCTAAAGAATCAATTGCTTCTATAAAATATCAAGCACCTAAATCTTTTTCGGCACAAGGACGTGCGGTGAGTAAAAACGATTATATTACAGCAATACAACAAAATACTTTAGGATTTCCAATTGATTCTGTAAATGTTTGGGGTGGTGAAGAAAATAATCCTCCTGTTTATGGTCAAGTATTTGTTGCAATTAAACCTGCAGGTGCATATTTTTTAACTACCGCACAAAAACAAAGATTGATAGCCGAAGTTATTAAACCAATTTCTGTATTGACAGTTACTCCAAGCATTATTGATCCAGACTATACTTATTTGCAATTAGATGTTAAAGTTTATTATGATTCGACACAAACAACATTGACATCAGACCAAATAAATTCTGGCGTAACAACGACTATTCAAAATTATGGTACAAATAATTTAAACACATTCAATTCTACTTTTAATACATATACTGTATTACAATCAATACAAAATTATAATCCTTCTATTATAACCAGTGAATTTAATTTGAAGTTGCAGAAAAAGTTTATGCCTGCTTTACTTGGATCCACAACAGTTAAATTATATTATAACACTTCTTTGCAAGCAGGTAAATTTGGTAGTGGAGTTACATCTTCTCCTTCAATGCAATTTTTAGACCCAACAAATTTAGCCAATGTTATTGACGGTGTTTATATTGAAGAAGTTCCAGCATCTACTTATGGTGTTGATACTGTTACAATTATCAATCCTGGTTTTGGTTATCAATCAACTCCTACTTTAACAATATTAGGAGACGGACAAGAAGCAACTGCAATTCCAACAATCGTTAATGGTAGTATCCAAAGTGTTACTGTTACAAATTCAGGAAATAATTATACACAGGCAGTCGCAACAATAACACCTGCATCCGGAGACACCACAGGTAGATTAGGTTCTGTATTGGTTAACTTAAAAGGCCGTTACGGAACATTAAGAACATATTATTATAATGGCAATAATGTAAAAGTTATTTTAAATTCAAATATTGGCACGATTGACTATCTTAATGGAATAGTGACCTTAAATAATTTTAATCCATACAATATTAATAATCCTTTAGGTCAATTATCTTTGTCTGTAACTCCAACCACAAATATTGTATCATCAACTTACGATAGGATTATTACAATTGATCCTTATGATCCAAATGCAATTAATGTTAATGTTACAGCCAAAACAGCAAAATGATAGATACAGGTAAATTAACCTCGGTATTAGTTCCGTATCAATTACCCGAATTTATTCGGGATAATCCTGATTATTCCAATTTTGTATTGTTCTTACAAGCATATTATGAATGGTTAGAAGAAACAGGAAATGTAACTGATAGGGCTAAAAATCTATTAAACTATAAAAATATTGATAAGACTACAGAAGAATTTAATCAATATTTCTACAAGGATTTTCTACAATATTTTCCCGTTGAAATATTAGCTAATAAGAATGAAGTACTAAAAGTTGCCAAGCAATTATATCAAGCAAAAGGTACGCCAGCTTCATTTCAATTTTTCTTTAAGACATTGTATGGTAGTGATGTGGATTTTTTCAATACAAAAGATGCTGTATTGAAAGCATCTTCTGGTAAATGGTATGTTGCCAAAAGTTTAAAACTAGCCACTAAAGATGCAAATTTTTTAGAAACAAAAAATCTTAGAGCTTTCGGTGAAACAACCAAATCCATTGCTACAATTGAAAATGTCGTAGAAGCTCAAAACAAAATGGAAGTTTTTATTTCAAATATTGAACGCTTGTTTCAATCAGGAGAAATGATTCGTATAGTCGATAATAATAATCAAGATGTTTATTTTTTAAATGGAAACATAGTACCAAAAGGCACTCCAAATTCTGAGGCACTAAGAGCAAAACTTGTTGGTCAAATTAGCCAAATAAAAATATCTCCGACTCCTGCTTTAAGAGGTAGTAAATATAAAGGAGCTAATACTGCTACAGGTTATCCTGGTGATCCAATTGTTATATATGGTGGTTTAAACTCAAACACAGGACACGGAGCGTCAGCAACAGTTGCAACAACAACAAAAGGTTCTATCAAAAGTATTGCACTTGTTTCTGGTGGTTTTGGTTATACTCCAGAGGATAGTACACAAAATGCTTATTCAATTATTAATATCTCTGGAAATGCCGGAGTAGTAGCCAATCTTACTGTTTCAGGTGACGTTGTGCCTATTGTTACTGTTGGAAATTCAAGATATAATCAAATCTCTACAGTAACAAATATTCCAATAGATAGACTTGGATCAAAATCAGCTGCAATACCTTCAGCTGCTAATTCAACGTATTTGTTTGATACTACCAACGGATTTATTCTACATGCAGGACTATCTTTAGGTGTTACAGCAAATGCAACTTCGTATACGTGGAATGGTACAACAAAATATTTGTTTGCAAATAATGCTAACGCTAATGCAACAACAAAATTAGCCAATGCTTTTACTTTTGTTAATTTTACTGCATATCCTATTTCATCAGTTTCGGTTTTAAATCAAGGTGGTGGACTTGAAGATACTCCTACTATTAGTGCTAGTTCTTTGTATAAAACAGATGATGGTTTATCACTTGGCGACTTAGGTTCTTTAGGTATTCTTGGACCGATTAGTATTGATAATCCAGGAAAAGGATATTCCGCTAATGATAAAATTAATTTTTATGGAGGTTCTGGTTATGGCGCATATGCAAACGTAACTACTGTTGATGGTAATGGTTCTATTACGAATGTTGCTTACGTCTATTCAACCACAACATCATATCAATATCCTCTAGGTGGATTAGGATATCGATTAGATGGATTACCAACAATCAATGTTGCTAATTCTTTGGTTACAGGTGCAAACGTAGCTAATCTATCAATTAAAGGTGTTCTTGGTAAAAGTGCTTCTTTTACAGCTGTACCCGACCGTGTAGGTTCGATTACTACAATCAATATTTCAGATTATGGTGAAGATTATATCAACACTCCAAATGTTTCTTTTAAGGTTCAAGATATCGTTGTTACAAATATCGCATTAGATAATCAACCTAAAAGAGGAGATTTATTATATCAAGGAACATCTTATGCTAATGCTACATATACATCAAAAGTTGATTCTTTAATTACATTAAAAAATTATCTCGACCCAACACAAGATTTATATACACTAAGAGTTTATGATTATACATCAACTCCAAATATTGCATTGCCAATTAAAGCAAATAACAAAACGTATTCTATGACTATTACAGATGATTATAAATCTATTTTGTTAACTGAATATGGCGGCGTAAATGAAAAAAGATATGCAAATGGTGTTATTAATTATGGTTCTGATATAGCACAAGGTAATGTAAGCTTTTTGAATGGTTTAACAATTGGCCAAGGTCAATATTTAGATACAACAGGTCAACCTAGTTCTTTTGATGTGTTACAAAGTACCAATTTTAATAACTACACATATCAAATTACATTAGAAAAAGAAATTGAAAAATATAGAAGTGCTTTATTGAACTTATTGCATCCAACAGGAATGAAAGTTCGTGGCCGGTTTGCAATGAAATCAAATTCTATGTTCTCATCTTCTGGTGTAAGTGCTTTACGTGGTGGGCATACTTTAAGTAATTTAACAGGCATAAATGATGTATATGCTGTTATAACATCAGCTACTTATACACAAGATTTAATGGATGCCGGCACTACTATTGATAAACAAATTGATGCTTTGAATGCCGGTGAAGTTAGTCCCGATGATTTATTATTGATAAGTCCTTCTATAACTAGTTTTAGTGGAGGTTCTAGTAATACGGTTGCTTTTTATAATTTACTTACTGGTAATAGTATAGCTGATTTTATTTCTACAAATAATACT